GGCCTACATGGTCCGTTGGAGGCACTAATGAACCTGTTCCTGAGACCGTAGCTTCAATAGAGGCGTCCGGGATCAAATATCATTATGAGAATTTTTTACCTAGTTAGAATTGGAATTTTCCGATCGATAGGTTGTGGGGTTAGCTTAAAATGTTAGCCCTATTTTTGTGTCCAATCTATCAAGTAAATATTTTGCTTGATAAGCGGTGCCGGCTCACGGGCATTCTGGGCGTAACGCATTGTCGCCAAATGCAAGGAGAAATATGACAGATAAAGAACAAACGACAGAGGAAGTAGTTTCCGAGCCTGTACAACAACAAGCGACAGAAACCGTAGATCAACAACAAGCAGAACAGTCAACAGAAGAGCAGATTCAGGAGGCGCAAAAGGTAAATGCCTCTAAACACGAAGCTGCCGAACATAACTGGAAAGAAGCGAACAAGGTCTTGAAGATGCAGCAGCAGAAGATTCAAGAGCTTGAGATGCGTCTGAATGCCGTACCTAAGGCACCAGCGCCAGAAGAAAAAGATGAATTCGCCGATCTAGATCCAGACGACTACCTTCCTGTAGGTAAAGCCCGTGCTATGGCGGAAAGAATCGCCGAGAAAAAAGCCGAGGCCGCAGCTCAGAAGATGGTCGAAAAATATGCCCAGCAACAGCGCATTGTAAACGATGAAACTGCGGCTAGGGGTAAATATGAAGACTATGACTATGTTGTCAATACCTACGCAATTCCTCTGATAAACACCGACCCCGCACTCGCATATAAAATACAGACCTCGAAAAACCCAGCGGAGACAGCCTATAAGTTAGGAAAGCTTAGCGATGCCTATCAAGACGAGGGAACACAACAGCCGACTAGCGAAAAAGCTGAGAAGATTCTTAAGAATACCCAGCGACCCGTTAGTGCTAATGCCGTTTCTAAGCCTCTGAAGACACAAGCACAAGATTTCTCTAGGATGTCGAAATCTGAGGTTTGGCAGATGTCAGAAAAATATGCTCGTGGTGGAGTCTAACGAGGATAGAAAATGACAATTACAACAACCAATGCATTGCCAGCTCCAGTGCAACAATGGTTCGATAACGTGCTTTTGTCGCGTCCGATGCCAAAGTTGATTCACAAGCAGATGGCGATGAAGAAAGAGCTGCCACCAAACAGTGGACGTATTGCTAGATACAGACGTTACACTAACTTGGCGACAGCTACAGTACCACTTCCAGACTCTGGGCTAACACCTCCAGGACAAGTCTTGAATGCGGTAGATATTGATGCGCGAATTGACTGGTATGGTACTTATGTGACTATTACAGATCAAGTCATGTTCATCAACCAAGACCCTGTATTAAACCAAACCGTTTCTCTCTTGGCACAATCAATGAGGGAAACTGAAGACGAACTAATCAGAAACATGCTCACAAGTACAGCCTCGCAAATTAACTGCGTGGGTGGTGTGAACGGGGATAATCCAACAGAATTAGCTCGTAGCGATATTGACGCGGTAGTCTTGGCACTCCTAGGGAATAATGCCATGATGATATCTGACAATATAGAGGGATCTCTTAAGTTCGGTAAACAAGAAAACGCCCTGGCAGCGTAGTGCCGAAGTAAAATTTCTGGTGATCGACTTGGAAGCCCGACAGGGTGACAAGGGGCAAGCAATGAAAATGTGCAGCCTGAACGACTAAGTCCAGAAACACTTTAGTAGTGATGCGATAGTCTGAACACGACGAATAAATAAAGGTCGTGAGAAGGATCCGAAGAGGTTCTTCCCCCGCAAGGGAGTAACAAATTGACAGCGCCAGTAAGAGAAGCATTTTGGGGCATGATGAACACTGGAATTCTCGATGACCTTGAGTCAGTCGCGGGTTTCATCTCACAAGCACAATATCCTTCTTATATGAATATTTTGAATGCGGAATGGGGTTCTGTAGGTAACGTAAGGTTCTTGTATAGCTCAGCCGGCTCTACAAGTGCTAATGCGTCCTTAAATGGAAACACTGTGTACAACATATTTGTAACAGGACAAGAAGCGTATGCGATTATCGAGCTTACACAAGCCACAGCAAGCTTCATTTATACACCGCCAGGAGGACCCACCGATCCTCTTCGTAGGTTGCAATTGGGTGCATACAAATTCGCGCAAGTACCAAGAATATTGAATGATGCGTGGATCTTTAACTTACGTGCGACCCACTCATAGGAGGTAATCATGCCATTTGCTGAACATTTTATGATTAGCGGTATCACTACTGCCGCTCAAACGGCTACATTGCCAGCGAGTATCAATATTAACACAGGCTTTCTCCCAACGAAAATCTGGGTTACTAACGAAACTCAATTTGGTGCTTCGGGAACAGGGAACGAAAACATTACAGAGATGTTTTGGGATTCTGTGTTTCCTACGCAAACTAAAATCAGATATTGGAATGCCGCAGGGACCGCAATCCTTCAAGGGGTTGTCACTACTAACGGTATTTCTCTTTATGATGGTTCTCAAAGTGTATTGCTAGGGCCAGTTGTAACAGGTGGTGCTTTATCTAAGGCTAACCCAGCACAATTGACATCGACAGCGCATGGATTGCAAACCGGAGATCAGATCTTGATTCACGGACCTTTCACCGCTGCAACAGCAATGAACCAATTAGGCGGAATGATTTTCACAGTAACCGTAACAGGTGCAAATACCGTGACGATCCCGATCAATACAAACACCGCTAACTTTACAGCTACCACAGTTACAACTTGGCAGAAAGTAAGAGTTGGACCTTTGTATTATCCGCAAAGAGCGTTCATTACAAATATCACCGCGGCAAACCCAATGGTGGTCACTACATCTACTAACCATGGATATACAGTCGGCCAACAAGTTCGCATTCGCGTTCCTTCCGTTTTCGGTATGGTGCAAGCGAACAATTTGCAAGGTGTGATTACAGCCGTGACAGCGACAACTTTCACGATTGGATCAATTGATTCTAGTGCGTTTACTGCGTTTGCATGGCCAGCCGTCACAAGCTTACCATTCACACAAGCAACAGTAACTCCGATTGGATCTGGACCATCGCCTGTCCTTACGCCTCCATTCTACAATGTGGATGTATTGGATGATGCGACAACTAACGTTCAATTCCAAGGATTTAACATTGGCGCAGGACTTCTCTTGACTTCAGCAGCGGGCACCATCGGCGTAACAGCTAGTGATGTCTTCTCTTGGACTGCATGGAGAGGTGACGTTTAATAAACAAGGGAGGGTTTCGGCTCTCCCTTTTTTTGAGGAAGTATGACATTTATTCCGCCCAGAGTAGGCATAAGCAACATAACACAGGCTCTTCCGGCAGTAGTGACAACCGACGGAGATCATGATTTAACGACAGGCCAGGTTGTGCGTCTGCATGTCCCCAGGAATTATGGAATGTACCCCTTGAACCAACATATATTTAGCATAACCGTGTTGAGCGATACGACATTCAGCCTACAAGAGACGCAAGTCCCACCCGCGGTCAATATCGACTCAACCAATTTTCCGGCATTTGTGATCCCAAGCAATCCTCAATTTACCGCTGAGGTTTTAGCGGTAGGATCGGGACCCACGCCGAACTTAGCTACTCAATCGAGCACAACAAATAACGAATGCATTTCCAAATTTGAAGATGCAACAACAAACAATTCAACAGTAGAAATACCTTTTTAGGAGGAACCTATGGCACCAAAGCCAACATTTAACAAAACAAAAGCACCAGAACATAGAACGATTATGTCGATTCATAAGCCCATTAATAGATCACCAGTAAACATGGATTCTATTGAAGGCATGACTCCCGCGACAGACAAGATGGTAGAAGGGCAATTTATCAACGTAGAGGCGCCCGGCCAGCCAGCGAAAATTTGCGGCAAATATTACAAAGGGATGCAGTATTTCCAAAAGGTTTTCGAAGACAATGAAGATTGCGTAATTCCTTTATCGGTCGCTCGCTTTATCAATGAAAGATGCTATCACGACAAACATGGATACCTTCTTGATGAACGCGGTCAGCCAATGAAGAGTGTTAAGCCACAATATCGCTATAAGTTCGTTATCAGATCTTACGATGCTTCAAAAGAGGTTGCATAATTATGACAGTGTGGGATCTTTCACGCTTACGTTATACTGTGAGGAAACTTTCCGGGAAGTTCGATGTAAATCAGCTTCCGGATACCAGCCCTGGTGCTGGGGAAGTTAGCGTTTCCAATCCTCCTGGTGTTGACGATTATATAAACGATTTCTATTTATATGATTTACCCGAGCATATGCGCACCCTTAAGCTGAAAGATTTCTACATATTTACAACGCTTCCGAACTGTGGTACCTACAATATTCCGCTGGACATCGTTCAACTTGAGCCTCCGATCTATATCGATAACTATCAGTTTGCGTGGTATCAGTCGCCCGATATCTTCTATAGGATTTGGCCTGAGTTTAACTTCATTGACCAGGCTATTGCGACAACCGATGGAACGAACGCTACCTTCAGCTTCCAGTTGACACAGACCACAGTGCAACAGGGGAGCGTAGTTATTGGATTACAGCCTAACTTGGATGGCTCGCCTTCGCCGCAGCTTGAGACATTCACGGACCAAGATACACCAGTCTTGTTAGATCAGCCGCTTCAACAGAGATTTGTAAACCCTGGGACTCTTACGGGAAACCTTGGTGGAACAGGACAGGTCGACTATCTCACAGGACAAGTGACTATTACATATAATACTGTGCCTCCAGCGGGAATTAATATAAATGCGCACTACCATCCTTATCAAGCTTCTCGGCCTCGCGATATCATGTTCTATCAGCAGCAGCTATTCTTGCGCCCAATTCCGAATGATACCTATGCCGTTAAAGTAATGGCTTATTTCCAGCCTACCGTTGTGATGAATGCATTGACCAATGCACCTACCTTTTATCCAGGCGGTGGTACTCAAACTCCAGGCATTCCTTCGCAATTTGCTGGCGATAACATTTCGGGTAGCTCAAGCATGTCGACGATTCCGCTATTTCCTGAGTGGTGGCAGCTAATCGCTTATGGTGCGGCATTGAAGATTCTCGCTGAAGAAGGCGATCACGAGGAATATGCACGACTGAAGATTTATTTTGAGGAACAGAAACTATTGGCTCAGAGGAAATGCTTGAAGCAACTAGCTAACCAACGCATTCAGACGCCTTATGCTGAGAATGTCGGTGGTCCCGCTTGGCCAATTTTCCCAATGTATTAAGGAGACAGTGATATGTACGCCGGAAGACCAAAGCCTAGAAGCCTAAATCCAACGAATAAGAATGTCAAAGTATACAACCGTCAAGGCGGAAACTATGGGCATCTTACGCGTCAGGGCAACACCTATGAGAATGATTTAATGAACTATGACTATACCGATCAACGGGCTATCGCAAAAAAACTAAAATAGAGGAAATATGACCACATATAAAGATATTCCGTTAGCCACAGATCAAAGGAACGTTTCGCAAGCAGATATTCGAAACAACTTCGCGTATCTTATGCCCGCACCAGCCATTAGTGCTACGGGGATATTGCCTGTAGATCATTATGCCACTGGGGACAACACATTAAACCCGACCGATGGTTTTCATAAGCAGATAAGTTTCCTCAATAGAACTACTCCCGCGAACTTAACGAACGCTGTTAATGGGCAAAACTCAAACGGAATCACCTATACCTTAAATGATGCTGTGCCTAACCCACAACTTCATTTCTATAACGGCGTCAATGACTTTCAAATTACACCATGCCTACCGATGCGCGCCTATGCCAACTTTTCCGTAATTGCTGGAGTCGTCACTATTAATGCTTCATTCAATGTAACTTCCATCACAAGAAACTCCACAGGTAACTACACGGTCATATTCCCACAAATACTTCCGAGTGCTAACTATGTTATCTCTATCAACGGATCTACCCCCACCACGGGTATCTTAGTTGCTTCGATGAACACAGGAACTTTTCCAACAAACAACGTAGTATTAGTTTTTGGACAATTAAATGCAAGCTCTGTCGATCCGCGAGTCGCATGTTTTAAGATTGAAGGGGGATAATGACCTACGATCCATTATTGATTGCGCCATATAAATCAGGCCTCATACAGTACTACAAGCCTTTCTTGATTGGAAACGATGCTTTCACGGAATTAGATAACTGCTATTCGTGGCGCGGAATC